GTACCGCTACGGAGCTGAGCAGGGTGACTTCCCTAATAATCCGATCCTGGTCAGGGAGCGCCTATCAGACATAAACCGGACAGAGTTCGCAAAGATCGCTAACGAGTCTGCGATCCTGGGCATGAGTTTTGTAGAGCAGGCAGCCGTAGACGTGAGCAAGATCAGCGACGACATGCTGGCCAACCTAATCATCAGCGAGAGCCAAACTATTCAGGACGCACTAAAGACGGTCCAGAATCAGGGGATCGTAAAGCAGTTCGTTGAGCAGTCTCCGAGATCCGAGTGGGCTCAGCTTATGACCAGGGATGGGGAGATCACCAGGCAGGGGATGGACCGGATACTCGCAGCCATATTCCAATACGTCTACGGCAAAGAGGACGGCACCCTGCGCCTGGCAGAGAATGTGTTTGAGTCAACAGATCCGGTAATCAAGAACATCACCAACGGGATGATGGCAGCCGGTGGCGACATGGCTAAGGCTGAGGGGCTGATCCGAGGAGGTAAGAGGCCGGCAGAGCTGTCGATACTGAATGACCTGACAGCAGCAGTCGAGCAGCTACTCTCGCTGAAAGAGCAGGGTGTACCTCTCAAAGACTTCATAGACCAGGGCCAGCTACCCGGCTTTGGCGAGGAGCTCAGCCCGCTAGCTCGAGAGATCCTTATTGACCTGGAAGTCTCCAAACGCTCAGCCAAGGCCATAAGGGAGCAATTACAGAAATTTGCTCGACTTGTGATAAATGAGCCTGACACGGGCCAGATGGGGCTACTGGGGCCACATGAGTACCCGACCGTGGGTGAATTATGGGCAAGAGCTAAGGAAGCACCGGCCTCGACAGCCGAGATGTTCCAAATGCCTGAGCAGTACAAGAACAAGGGACACTACGATCAGGTGCCAGGTATTCGTGAGGGCGCAGCCAAATCAGCCGAGGGATACCGCAATATGATGGGCGTCATGGATGAGATGCGTGAGCAGATGGCCGGGCCCAACGGATACACGCAAGAGATCAGGAGCGAGACGGTCAGGAATAAGCTAACACCAGCGCAGCAAGCAGAGTTCAAAGCCTGGACGAAGGGGCTCAAGCAGCAGCTAGGCGGCACGAAGTTCTCCGCAATCAAGTGGGGTGAGGAAACACGCAACTACTCACTGCTGGACTACACTGCGCTGCGTGGGATCGATACTCATTTCCTGGGCATCCCATTCAATTATGCCTTCTGGCCAACCCGCACCATCGCACGCTGGGCTACTAGGTTCATGGAGTACCCGGCGCTGCTAGCTACCTACGCCAGGCTCAATGAGGCTCGGCGCAAGCAAGAGGAACGGCCAGGCTTCCCGAGACGGCTGCAAGGCAAGGTCTACATTCCCGTACCGTGGATGCCAGAGTGGATGGGCGACGGTCTATTCATAGATCCTATTCGGCAGTTCTTCCCTCCGCATATGTTCCTGGACAACATCGACCGCATTGCCATGGACGAGAACCGCAAGGCCAAGCGTGCAACCTATGTCATTCAGAAGTGGGTAGAGAACGGCGACACACATCCCACTGCTGCACAAGAGGCTATCGAGTCAGGTCAAGGCGAGCTATGGGATCGAGCGCTAGCTGTGGCTGAGGCTGAGATGGAGTCAGAGTTCAAAGATCCGCTGGACTACATGAGCCTGGTGACTGGGCTCGCCCTCCCGCTGAGCATAGCGCACGAGGTAATCAGGGGTACGCCAGAGCGGATACAACCCGTGCCCTTGACCAGGTACACCAAGACAGCGACCAGCATGTTTGCCCAGATGACGGGTATAGGCAACCCAGAAGGTATCAACCTGGAGGGGCCGATCAGGAAAGCCTTTGACCTTCCCTCCTACGATAGGTTCGAGGACTACCGAGTGGATCGTATGCTGGCTACTCTGATGGCGCAAGATCCTAGCGTTGTGCGTGAGGCGCTGATCGCAGGCCAGGAGAAAGAGGGCCCGCTGTACGATGAGGCTATACGGATGGTAAACAGTGCTCGCAACTTTGGGATCTACGCTAATCCGGCCTTCTGGATCTTTGGCCTGGGTGGTGACACATTCCCGCTGGGTGAGCAGAAGCAGCGCAAGCTCAGTGAAGAGTTCAGCTACGCCATAACGGCTCGAGAGCTGGGTGACAGCACTGCAATCAATCGCTTCTTCGAGAAGTACCCAGAGTATGAAGGGCGCCTCGCCAGCTTCGACAGTCAAGAGGAACGGATGCGCTTCTTCCTGGTGGATGAGATCTGGACACAGTACCGTCAGCTAGGATCTGCCAACAAGGAGCTAGTACGCAATCAGCTCGGCCCAGACTTCCAAGAGATGTTCCTAAGCAAGGAGACCAGGAGCTACGCCGACATACCGCTCGAGCACCTGGCATCATGGGCGCAGCTTATGGGTGGCTACGTGCCCAAGAATGCAGAGCACCGGATCGAGGTCAAGCCGGTGGAGCCTCTGCTACAGCTACCTCCGGCAGAAGCTAAGATCATTGACGACTTCCGTGACACACGCAATAAGAAGTTCCCTAACTGGTACGCAGTGCAGCAGGGCTACTTCGCAGCGGGCCCGGCCAAGAGCGATGCACGCAAGAATTATCTCAAGACCTGGCCAGAGCTCGAGGATTACTGGGATTGGCGAGACGATCAGATGGAGGGCAACAGCTTCCTCAAGTCCTACTATGATCGCTACGATCTCGAGAGCAAGGACAGTGGATCTCTCGGCAGCCTGGGTGTGGCGGAGATAATCAGCAATCCAATCCTGATGCGGCAGCTTATGGCCGACCGCTACGGTGGACAGTCGCTAACATCCGGGGCCTTAGAGGAGCTGCGTAGGATCTGGGAGAAAGCCGGTGGACCGGGTGAGTTCCAGGACTGGGTAGACGGACTAGACTTTGAGCAGGATCAGCAATCACCACAGCCTACAGGTGGTGGGGCAGGAGCGTACCAACCGTGACCGTGATAAATGTAGAGTGGATCGTGCTCTTTATTGCAGCGCCGATAGCATTTGCAGTGGGCGCATACCTTCACCAGCGTAACTAAACCTTTGTTATCGTGCAGCGTAATGTTATTGTGTGCAGAACGCTAAAGAATTTCCGACATACTGCACACAACTTGACTATATGAGCCCGGTTGCAAAATAATTCAAGTGTTAGCATATAGCTAACGTATGGGGATGACAGGCATTCGATGGCCGGATACCTGGGTTCGACTCCCAGCATCTCCACTCAAAGATCCCCTTGACTACAGAGCAATCCCCCTATAAAATGCTCGAACACGCTGGAGGTTTATAGTATGCCCAACCAATCGAATAAGGCCCCGGATGCGACCCCCAAGGCAGGGGGAGCAGCCTCCGATGACCCGCCAGGTGCGGGCGCCGGAGCAACTGATGAGCAGAACGGTACACAGCCAGCGACGTTGGCGGATCTGGCACTCCAAAAAGCTGAGATACAAGAGCTTCTCGGCACGCAGTATCGGGGTGTCCAGTCTCTACTAGACCGACAATCTGGATCACTGAAAACAGCACTAGAGCCGGTAAACCGACTCACTGCCCAGCTCGAAGAGATGGGTGTGGAGATCAGCCCGGCGCAGGCGGCAGAGCTTCGTAACACGGAGATGATGCGCAGCCTAACTGGTGGTGAAGGCGCAGCAGGCGACGGTGAACCTCTCCCGCCAGGAGAGAACCCCGGTGCCCAGCAGCCTACAGGTGCCCAGCAAAACCCCCTGGCAGATCTGGCGATTAGAATGATGCGGGAACGTGGCGTAGTCATCTTAGGTGAGGACGCCGAGCTCGCACTGATCGACCAAAAGACTCAAGATCCAAAGGTGCTTATGGACAGCGTAGCGCTGGCCATCGACACCAAGATCCAGAGGCTTGCGAACCCAGAGGATACCGGCGACGGCGAAACCGAGAACCCTACTGGCCCCGGCATACAGCCGAGGGGTCGAGGAAAGAAGGCAACAAACCTTCTGCCCGAGACCGGGCCTGGCGGAGAAAGAACCACAAGCCAGGATTACCTCAGCTCAGGGTACGAAGAGTCAGACGACTTTCAGTAAGTCGCTGACCAAGGGAGCGTACTATGCCTAGTACACTAACGCTTGCTGACTATGCTCAGCTTGCCCCTTCCAATATCGAGCGGGGCGTCATTGACGTATTCCGCAGAGAGTCGTTCATCCTGGACAGCTTGAGCTTTGAAGCGTCCGGTGGCTTGCAGAAAACCGTCATCCGATCAACCGGCCTCCCAGCAGTGGGCTTCCGTAAGATTGGTGAAGGTTGGTCAAGCTCGAAGGCTACCTTTGAGCCACTGACAGAGCGAGTGTTCGACCTTGGTGGAGACATCGACGTAGACAAGATCCTCGTGAAAGCTGACCCGTCCCAGATGGGAAAGCACACCGAGGCTTTTGTGACGGCGATCTCCTATGAGTTCAACGATTATTTCGTCAACGGAGATCCAACCGTTGACCCAGATGGATTTACAGGTGTGTGGTACCGCCTCGTGAATTACCTGGCTGCCCGGCAGACCATCGCAGGCGGGGGCGTTGACATCTCTGCTGATGCTGGAGCTGGCCTATCGGCCAACTTCGACACCGTGCTCGACATGCTTGACGAGCTATCGCATGTTGTAGAAGGACATGCACCCACGATGTTTGTCTTGAACGAGGAAATGTTCCTCCGTCTGAATAGCGCCCTCCGGCAGAACGGACTTTGGGCCCAGGATGAAAACAGCTTCGGTCTCAAGATGACACGCTACGGTCCCTCGGGGCCAGTGCTCGTGGATCTAGGCGTCATGGCAGACCAAGTAACCCAGATCATCGGCAACGTGGAAGCTGACAATGGCTCCGCCCTCTCAGGTGGAGATGCAACCAGTGTCTACGCTATCCGAACAGGTCAAATGCACCTGAACGGACTCCAGCTATACCCAATGGACGTAAATCCAATCGGGCTGCTGGAGGATGGCGTGACCTTCCGCACCGTTATCGATTGGCCTATGGGGATCATGCACGAGAACCCCAGATCAATCGCCCGTGCTGTCGGGATTGTGGCAGCCTAGGAGGCATGAGATGTTTGACTCTAATCTAATGCTGCTAGACGCCGGAACCCTAACGGGTGTCAACGGAGCTGGTGATGAGACTGGTGCGTGGGTAGATCTGTGGTCCGAAAACGCAGACATCGGCCCAGCACTCAGTGAGTTCGAGCAGAGCGATCCGCCCGGTCAGGGTGGAGCAATTCGCTCAATGGTTTGGACTCTGATCGTAGGTGCAGCCGGCGACAATACCGACGCCGTGACCCTCAAGCTAGAGTGGTCCGACGATGGTTCAACCGCCACTGGTGTAGAGACTTTGTTCGCAAATTCTCTGGCGCTCACCAACTGCCCATTCGTAGAACGCCAAACGGTGCGAGCACCGTCACGCTATGTACGTTATAGCTTTGGTGATTTCGACAATGGCAATACGGTCTCGCTTGTCACACTTGGTCCTGTGGACGGCGGCGAGTACACAGACTTCTAAGGATGTCTGAGTATTCACAGCAGCCAACGTAAACTAAATAGCAACGGGCGCTGCCGGCTTCCAACCCCGGTAGCGCCTTTTGATTTACTACGATAAACTGTAGAAGCTATGTTACCGTCTGAGTTATTCTTCATTGCGCTAGTGACCATCGTGGTCATCGGCGCCGTAGCTAAGGTGATAGATCTATTGACCGGCGCAGGCAAGGCAAAGGAGTAAGACCATGGCAGGAGTAGGAGTACCTTTAGCAATCACCATCACCAACGTAGGAGCCCAGAACGTAGCATTTGTGGCGGCCTGTACCGCAGCACTGGGTACACCAACATCTAACGCTGATGTGGCCGGCACCTGGACAACGGCATGGGCAAGCGTGAATTTCGGAACAGCAGATCGCAACCCCAACCAACCGCTGTGGGAGCTCGCACGTCTCATCGGCAAGAAGCCATCCGGGTTCACCGTTACCATCGTAGGGTAGACATGGAAGTGCAGACCATCTGCCAGATCCTTGAGGGCGATGTCATCTGCTCTATTACCATGTCCCAGGTTATAGGTGTGATGTTCCTGGCAGGTATAGGAATATCAATCACCCTGTACGGTATAATGGAGACCTTCGATAAGTTCAAGACCAAGTAGGCAACTTCACAAGGGAGGGAGCAATGCCACAA